TAGAAAATCAGGAGGAAAATATGTCTAATAGCAGTGAGAAACAGGAAAGCGTTGTCATATCATGCACGGGTAGCGAATCCATAGACTATAGGGAGCTGCGCAACATGGGTCACTCGGTCACGGTATGCCATTCTTCCGGTGAGTTCGTAGCTTCTGCGAGGGAGATAATGGTGCTATGAGACCGGAGCGCTCGTCTATGCAGAAAGACACCGGGCAATCAGCTCGGAGAGCGGGGAGCATGGCCCCGGCGCACCAGTGCCTACCCGGGCATCCCGCCGTGAGCGGTACACCGGGGGGCCCACGAAGTAGAACCGGTCGGGACGCACATAAAACGGCGACCATCAACCCGACCGGAACCCTTGGCGGCTGGCGACGCCGAGGTTTGGCCGCGCGGTTGGGATATCTCCCAAGGAAACCCTGCGAAGCCGCGCGTGCCTTTTTTCATCGGAGTGAAGCGATGAGCAGGCAGATTCGATTGACCATCAGTGACGCCTACGTGGCGGGGCTAGAAGAGATCGCCATTGAGGACGGGCAGACGACCGGGACGAAGGTTGATATCTCGCCGGTGATCCGCACGGCTATTCGGAAGTACCTCAATCGGCGTGGATTGCCGAACGATAAGATCGACAGGCAGGACGAAAAATAGGTGCGGGGCACTGTCGTAGACACATCACGCAGGTTACGGTAGACTATAGGCATGCCAGGTGGTAGACCAACGAAGTACAATGAAAAGCTCGCGAGCCACATTTGCAAGCTTCGGTCTGAGGGTAAGTCTCTCAGAGCAATCGCGCGGATGCCATCAATGCCCGCGATGTCGACGATAATGAAGTGGCTCAACCAGAAGCCTCCGTTTGCGGAGCAATACGCGAAGGCCTGTGAGGCGGATGCTGATTTGGCGTTCGACGAGCTCGTCGACTTGGCCGACAAAGCAACCGCGAAAAACGTGCAAGCCGTGAAGCTTGCGATCGATACCAGAAAATGGGTCCTCTCAAAGCGGCTACCTAAAAAGTACGGCGATCGCATGGGGCTCGAGCTCAGCGGAAAGGACGGAGAAGGCATCGACTTCAGGGTTACGTTCGTAGACCCCGATCCAGAAGAGGATCCGGAAGTATGAGGATCGTGACGGTCGCGTTCGACTACAGCGGGTTTGATATGTACGCACGGCTTCTGCGCGTTTTCGAGTACTCGGTCGCGCAGCACATGCCCAACGCATCTTTCGAGGTCGTTCGAATCCCGGCGCCCGATGGGGTGAACGAACGCCAGCGTAGCCACGTCAGCAATACGTGGAAGTTCCGCGAGTGGGCGCGAGTGATGCGCGAGGCCGACCCGGCCGACGAGATCGTGTTCTGCGACTGCGACATGCTCATGACCGGAGACCTATCCGACGCTTTCGACTTCGACTTCGACGTGGCCTACACGCGAAGGCTGGCGAAGTTTCCGATGAACGGCGGGGTTGTGTTTGCCCGGCCAACCGAAGCGGCGCTCGCATTCTTCGAGCTGTGGCGCGAGTGGAATGACCGGTTCTACCGAGACCCGGCCGAGCACCGGCCGTGGAAAGTGAAGTATGGTGGGATGAATCAAGCGGCATTCGGCAAGGTCGTCAATGACGTGGAGTACGACGCGACCGTGATCGCCCTCCCGTGCGAGGTGTACAACGCCACCGACTCGGACTGGGGATCGGTCACGGATAACACACGCATGATCCACTGCAAGAGCAATCTACGGCGGGCGATCTTCTCGCGACTCCCGAACGGACGGAACACCCGGTACTCGGAAGCTACGATCAAGCTCGCACTACAGTGGCAGGCGCTCGAACGCGAGATCGTCAGTGCGGGCGCATCGGCTCTCAGGGGAGTGACATGAGACCGAGGCGATGGGAAGCACTGATCAGGCGCATACCGACCGACCGGCCAATCGTCGGAGTAGAGGTCGGAGTTTTTAAGGCCGACACAGCGGCGTCGGTTCTCGCGGCGCGGCGCAACGTGACTCACTACCTCGTCGACCCGTGGGCTCCGTACTACGAGAACGATGCGTCCGGCAAGCGCACGAAGATGGGGCAGATGATGGGATCGGAAACACTGGCCGCGCAGATATTCGCAGGAGTCCAACGGCGCATGGCTCCGTTCGGAGAGCGGGCGGTTATCTACCGAGGCACGTCGGCGGACGCTGCTACGGAACTGCCCAAAGAGCTCGACTACGTGTTCATCGATGGAATCCACACCTACGAAGCGGTCAAGCACGATATTGCAGCGTGGCTCCCGAAGGTCAAGCGCGGCGGCTGGATCGGCGGTCATGACTACGACAATCTGCCGCGGTTCCCCGGAGTCGCGCGAGCCGTGGACGAAGCGTTCAGCGCGGACCGGCTGGAACTCGACGCCGATCATACGTGGTGGATGCGGTTGCCGGAGTGATCACACTCGACGCGACGATACCAAAAGTGTTCTCGCCGCTGTTCACGCCGTCGAGATATAAGGTTTTCTATGGCGGTCGCGGGAAGGGAGCATCGTGGTCCTTCGCTCGGGCGCTTCTGGTTCTCATGGCGCAGCGCGGTATCCGCGTATTGTGCGCTCGGGAGTATCAAGCTTCGATCAGGTCTTCGGTGCATCAGCTCATAGCCGATCAGATAGAGCTACTCGGCATGGGCGCAATCTTTCGAGTCACTCGAGACCAGATACGGTGCGCCAATGGCGGACACTTTTTTTTCAAGGGCATCAGAAACAATCCGGCAGAGATCAAGTCGACGGAGGGGATCGATATCGCATGGCTCGCCGAGGCAGAGCGCACCACCGATGACTCGCTTGACATACTGATTCCGACAATCCGCTCCGAGGGATCGGAGATATGGATCGACTTCAACCCAGACGACGAGCGAGCGCCGACCTACAAGCGCTTCGTGCTCGATAGTCCCGACGACGCAATCGTGCGGAAGGTCACCTTCCGAGACAACCCGTTCCTCCCTGACACGCTGCGACGCGAGATGGAATACGTGCGACGTGTCGACCCAGACAAGTACGATTGGGTATGGGAGGGCAACCCGCGCAAGCTCACCGAGGCTCTTGTATACGGCGGGCGATACCGGATCGAGGACTTCGAGACTCCCGAGGACGTGGACCGATTCTACTACGGCGCCGACTGGGGGTTCTCGCAGGACCCGTCTACGATGGTCCGCTCATTCGTCATCGACCGAAAGCTATACATTGACCATGAGGCATACGGAGTCGGTGTCGAGCTGGATGATTTGCCGGCGCTTTTCGCGACTGTCCCCGGGGCGATGGACTGGCCATCGGTCGCAGACTCCGCGAGGCCTGAGACCATATCTTACATGCAGCACCATGGATATCCAAAAATGCGAGGGGCGTCGAAGCCGAAAGGATCGGTCGAGGACGGCATCGAGAGGATCAAAGAGTTCGAGCAGATCGTGGTGCACCCCAGGTGCCGACACACTATCGCGGAGCTCGGCAGCTACAGCTACAAGAAGGACCGGGTGACAGGAGATATTCTGCCGGTTGTCGAGAAACGCGACGACCACTGCCTCGACGCGGTACGCTATTCGCACTACTCGCGAGTAAAAAGGTGGGTTATGGTATGAGCCTATTCGGAAGAAAAACAGAACGGAAGTCAGTCGGGCAGATACTGCAAGGATTCTCGATACGGCTCCTGCCGGGGTCGAGACACAACTACGCGGCGGAGATCGGAGACGGTACGCATTCGGCCGTGTCGATGGCACCGATCATGTGGGTCGCTCGGGTGTTCCCGGAAATGCCGGTGCAGCTCCTCTACGACCGAGAAGAGATTGTCGAAGAGCACCCTATGCTCGACATCTTGAACGAGCCGAATCCGCACTACTCGTGGCCGGTCATGTCGATGGGTCTGATCATATCGCTACTCGCAGACGGTAACGCATATCTACTCAAACGAAGAAGCGGAGACGGTCGCGGAGTCCTGCGCGAGTTGTGGTACGTGCCACACTTGCAGATAGAGCCGGTGCGCGACAGTCAGGACGAGTACATCACCGCGTATCGCTACACTGGACGATTCGGGTCGATGAGGATTGCTCCGGAAGACGTTGTTCATCTGCGCTACGGGATAGACCCCGAGAACACGCTGAAAGGTATCTCTCCGATCAAGATACTCGCACGCGAGATTGCGACCGACGATCACGCGGCGAACTACTCAGCGGCAATGTTGCGCAACCTCGGGGTACCGGGGCTGATCATCACGCCGAAGTCCGGCGAGGTGGTCGACCCGAACGACATGATCGACGTTAAAAAGTACATCAAGGAGAAATTTTCAGGCGACGGAGCGGGCGAGCCGTTCGCGACGAGCCTACCGGTAGACCTCGAGCCATTCGGGATCGACCCGGTGAAGATGAACCTGAAGGCGATGCGGGCTATGCCAGAGACGCGGGTCTGTGCGCTACTCGGTATCCCGGCGCAGGTTGTCGGGCTCTCTGCCGGGCAGGAACAGCGCACGTACGCGAACTACGGCGAGGCACGACAGGCTGCGTACGAGGACTGCATCATTCCGATGCAACGGCTCGTCGCAGCGGATCTACGCAATCAGCTCCTCAGCGAGTGGGAACCGGACATCACCCGATGGAAAGTCAACTTCGACCTTCACGACGTCCGGGTGCTACAGGACGACGAGAACGCAAAGTATCAGCGCGTCAACATGGTCTGGATGAGCGGACTCATCACCGATGAGAAGGCCCGTGCCATGCTCGGCATTCGAGAGGACGACATGAGTGGCGAGTACCGCAACCCGATGGCTGGTCTCGGCTTCGCAGCACGGAAGGCTCGGAAAGAGCGAGAGTACGACCCGGAAGAGGTGACGCCTGAGCAGCGAGGATTGACCGACTACATCGAGACTCTGCACCAACACCAGATGGTCATGGAGAAACGATTCGCGCGGGAGCTCGCCCGGCGGCTACTCGCGTTCGGAAAAGACATCGAGAGTATCTACCTTGAACTCGTTGACAACGACGGGAACCTCAAGGACGTGACGCCGGACGACATCATCGTCGAGTCAATCATGGATCGACTCACGAATCGCAACCCGCTCATGCTTGCAGAGCAGTACGTTAGAGTAGGGCGCGATACCTTCGAGCTGGTCAACGCATACTTTGGCCTCGGCACCATGCTCGAGAACGCAGCCGAACAACGCCTGTTGCAGACCGGCGGTCGTCGGGCTGGGCTCATCGACTTCGACAAGGCAACGCGGCGGGAGCTGTTCCGGGTACTCTCTGCCGGTCGCGCAGAGGGGCTCGGATCTGCTGCTCTTGGGGTATCTATACGTAGTCAGGTCCCAGGTGGTAGACTATCAGTAGACGCTCGCGCGGAATTGATCGCGCGAACGGAGACCAAGTATGCGCAGAACGTGGCGACCTTGGAGCATTACGAAGCGAGTGATACAATTCGAGAAGTGCTTGTGTTCGACGATCAGATAGGTCATTCGGAAGTCGATCACGATCACACCGAGTGCGCCGATCGTAACGGCCGGGTGGTCACCTTCGCGGAAGCGGAGTTGATGAAAGACCTTGAGCACCCAAACGGAACGCTTTCATTCGCGCCTGTATTCGATGACGGGGAGGAGTAGAGATGGAACAGAAACGAGTATCGCTTGACGTGAAGTTTCTGGAAGACGGCGCAGAGGAGGGCAGCTTTGAAGCTGTCTTCGCGACACTTGACGTGGTGGACCTTGACGGAGACATCATCCGGCCGGGCGCGCTGAAAGGCGGCAACGTCAGGGTGAGCGCCTACAATCACAGCTCGTGGGGTGGGGCGCTTCCGGTGGGTCGCGGGATCGCAACCGAACGCGGCGATGAGCTCGTGTTCAAAGGTCGGTTCTTCCTGAGCACCACGATGGGACGAGATACCTACCTAACGGTCAAGGAACTCTCGCCTGACCTGCAACAGTATAGCTTTGGATACGATGTCCTCACCGAGTCGCGTCCTGACTCGGGGTCGAAGGCAAACAGAATCATAGAGTCGATGGACGTGTTCGAGATATCTCCTGTGCTCCTCGGAGCCGGGATCGCGACACGGACCCTCGACGTGAAGTCCGGAGGTCTGAGACTGGCAGACCATATCGACATGCTGCGGGACGGCATGACAGAACTCGCGGGTCGAGTGCAGGCACTCAAAGAGATGCGCGAGGCGGACGGACGACAGATAGGCGCTACCACGATCGAGCGGTTGACGCTCGCGACGGAACGCCTCGACGAGTTGCATGAGGAGATGAAATCTCTCATCGCGGCACCGCACTCCGGCGAGCCTACCGAGGCCGAGGATGAAGAGGTCGTCGACCTCGTAGCGGAATTCAACGCAGTTGCCAGCACGCTGGCAGGAGTAGACACATGGGTGTAATGGCAGAACTCAAAGAGTCTCGACTGAAGTATCAGTCGAAAGCTACGGCTCTCGAAACCGTTCTCAAAGAGTGCGCGACGAAGAGCGGAGACGATAACCGGCAGGATTATGACCTGTCGAAGACCGACAAGCTCGGTGACGGAACCACGAGCGAACGGCTCGCGAAGCTCCGTGGCATGCGCGAAGAGGTGGAGGCGCTCGGAACCGAGATCGACGAGATGTCGGAGATCGAGCGGGCGCAGAAGTCCAGCGACGGCTACAAGGCACCGCCTGTCCCGGAAGGCAATGCCGCACCGCGCCAGCGCCAGAAGGGAATCGGCGAGCTTTTCGTCGAGTCGGCCGCGTACAAGAATCGCGGTCAGAAGATGGGCGCAGATATCGACGTGGAAATGAAGACCCTGTTCCAAACCTCCGCAGGTTGGGAGCCGGAGAGCATGCGAAGCGGTACCCTCATCCTCGACGCGCAGCGCCCACCGCAGGTCATGGACCTCATCCCGCAGACGACGACGCAACAGGCATCGGTGGTCTACATGGAGGAGACCAC